AAGCACTATTAGTTCCATTTGCCACTGAAGCAAATACCAAATCAGCAGCAGCAATAGTAGTATTTGTCAATGTAAGTGTATATGCAGCAGCAGCAGCCGTTGTTAATGCTTCAGTAGTAACCACACCTGCCATTTTAGATAGAGTAGCAGCACCACCAGTAGCAGTAGCAGTACCACTATCACTATCAATAGAACCACCAGCAGCTAATACTAGACTTGTTACAGTGGCATTCCTAATTGTAGCAATATCTTTATTATCATCCACTACTAAAGCTTTACTAGCAGTTGCAGTACCAGCGGTGACACCATCCAAGAACCCTAACTCAGTGCCACTCATAGCATTACCACCTAGAGTCATACTATCACATTTAACATCTAACCCAGAAAAATCAATTGTTTTTGAATTTATAGCCATTTTATATCCTATTATGAATGCCCCAAGTTTCCCTGGGGCAAATTAATATTACACAGCAGGTGGAATATATTTAACAACCACTTGCCCACGGCCAGCAGTCAAATCTGCTACGTTAGGAGTTACTACCAATTCTCCATTGTATGTAGCATCAGATATTTTACCTACCAAAGCACCCGTACCTGCAATATAAGCACCAGCTACAGCAATAGTAGTTTGTGTTGCATCTGAAGCAGAAATCAAGCCATTATTATCAATTTCAGTGCCATCTGCTTGTTGTAAACCAATATCCAAGTCAGTAGTCGTTGAAGTCGAAGTAAAGGCTGTTACAATGCGCAGATGTGCTGATACAATGGTACTTCCAGCAGGAATAATATGCTCTTGATCTGTAGCACCAGCATCAGGCAAATCATTATAAGCAAAATCCCATACTGCTGTTTTAATCCAAGAATCTCCATCCGTTACACCACCATATTTACCATTGGTTTCACGAACACCATAGTTTTTATTTACATCTCTAATTCCGTCTTTTTCCAAACCCATTTTAATTTCCTTTTTAAAAGGGGCTAATTAAAGCCCCATAATATTAATTATACGCTGTAGGTGAAGTCCAAATAACGCCAACTGTATCCAGGCGTTGTCCACCAAAACCAAAACGGCTTAGTGTTTGGAATTTATCTTGACGCAATTCATGATCTCTCCAACCTTCTACTGAAGGCATTTTACGCCAAGCGTGCATAATTGGCTTGCAATTATCATCAGCTACACACATAAACACTGAAGCAACGTCACCAATTTCAGCCGTATCATTAGCCAAACCATAAGTAGAAGCATTCAATGCCTCAGTTGCAGTTTTAACTGGCAAACGAGTAGAAGTCCAAATATCCCAACCAAAGATGTTTTTAACAAATCTATGATTGCGTTGGAAGCCACTGGTAACAATACCATCAAACATTGGATTATTCATAACATTAACAATGTTTGGCAGATTATTCAATGCCAATGCCACTACAGGAGGTACAATTGCCACACGGCCTTCTTGTGGTACGTCAGCAGCGTCAAATGCAAACTGCATGTATGACAAATCATCCATAGTCATTACACGATTAGTACCACCAGATCCACCAGCTACCCAACGATGAGGTGCGCCATTAACCAAGTTAACGTTAGCATTCGTTTGGATAGTAGCTAATTTCGCTAAGAAACGAGATTCATGGTGTTGTGCCAATGCACGAGTTGAAGCTCTAGCACGCAACCCCATCAATTGATCGATTTGGCTACCATCTTGGCGCAAATCATCAGATACACCCCAAGCATCACCTACATAATCAGTGATAGTAAGAGTAATCGTATCTGTATCAATTGGATTGTAAATCAGTGGTACATCCTCAGCAGCTTCCTGAAGAACAACATCACCAACAGTTTTTACATTCAGTGTAGTACCAGATTGAAAATCAGAAACATCACGCCAGAAGATTTCTGGTAAGAGGAATGGTTCTAGGTTGTCAAGAATATATTTACTATATATCTGTGCGTCGATAAACGCAGTTGTATTCGTCGTAAGTTGTGTCATTTATTTTCCTTAAATATTATTTAATAGATTTGATCTAATTGCTTGAATTGCAGCAGCATCAGCTTTAGCTCCACCATTCAATGGTACAGTTGCTTTAAAATCGGAGTGTTGATTTACATTTGGTTTAAATGTATTAACATCACTTTCTAAAGCACCATTTCTAGTGTTACTCACAGTTTTGCCATCAATTCCAGCTAGTTTAAATACCGCCATAGGCGAAGTAGCAGCAAGTTGATTCAAGGATTCAACAGGAACACCCATTTCAGTAGCTATATTAATAAACATAGTTTCAGCTTTATCACCAAAAGCTTCTTTAAATTTATTAACCACTGTAATTTGATTAGTAGTTCTAGTATCCTCAGAATACTTACGTTCTATTTCTTGCCTTACTATTTGTGATATATCCACATTCTGGTTTCTCTCTGGAGGGGTAATTCCAGTAGCGTTCAGATTGTTCTGAATATCATTTAGAAGTTCTTCCGCAGATTTACGTTTCTGTAGTTCTTCCTTAATAGCTCTATTTTCAGCTTCCAATGTTGCAATATGATTTTGAGCATTAGGAAAAGCTTTATAAACATCTTCCACAGTTTTATACTTCTTTCCCTCTCCTACATATTCAGTTAATTCTGGTGGAATTACTTGTGCAGGTTGGGCTGGTACTTCAGTAGTTGCTTGGTCAGCATTTTCAAAAATTGTATCTGTCATTTTATGGTTATAAACTCTTCAAGTTGGTTTAAAGTTTTTTGTACTCCCATCTCATAAGCTTGTAAATATGCCCATGAGGGGGAATCAAAATTCTCACGTTTCTGTTGTGTCCTAACACTTAAACTCTTAAGTTCATTAATTTGAAGTATTATCACTTCTAAAAGTTTATGTTTAGTTAATTTTTTAAATTCCTCAGGATCTTTAAGAATGTTTTTCAATTACACTAAATTCTCCTCTAAAGGTGTAGTAGCTGAATTTTCTAAGTCCATCTGTCCTTCATTAACTAATTTCTGAGTTTCTAATTGTTGAGAAACAGCAGCATTATTTCTAAACAGTTTGAATTTAGATAAACCCATCACTTCTTCTATTAAAGCTTCTAATGCAAATCTATCCAAATCAGGCATTACAATTTGTCCCATTTGACTATTGAAAATACCATTCAAGTTTTGAACAAGTTGTGCCCTAGCAGCATAATGTCTAGCACCAACAGCCCTAAGTTTGCCTTTAGCTACAATATCTTCTTTTGTTATATTCATGAAAGAAACAACACCCATATCTGTATCTACTACACGAAGCACATCTACAGTGTTTAAGTTTCTTACAGCAGCTTCAATAAATAAATTTACAATTGGTTCTAGCATTTGGATAGAAAACTTTAATGTTTTATTATTAAAGATTCTTCCCTGTTTGTTATCCATACTTTGGATTTCAAATGCAGTTTTCTCCCCTGGACTACGGATACCCATAGCTTCTCTTGGCGCACCTGCCATTTCTTCCATTGTAGCCATCAAATAGGCTATCTCATTATTTACTTGGAATACAGCAGCATTAGGAGGCATTGGCTGCACATCACCATCTTCAGGGATATGTATTTGTGCATTAGGACGCCATTCAAAGGGTTCTACAGTGCCTATAATCTTTAAAGGAGGCAATATAGTTTGATCCATTGCATCTGCCTTAAAATTCTCAAGGTGATCCAATCTATATTGCATACCAACTAGATTATCTAGTGGTCCCATAGCATATAGATTATCTGGGCGTTCTCTCCATCCTACATGCACTTTGTTACTTGTTCCAAACCAATTTGGATTTTCAATATTCCTAATTACTTGGGTTCTATCAACAACAGTGATAATTCTATTTTCATAGAGTGTGTCAGAAGATGCATCATACCAATCACCTTCAAACTCAAGTAGTTCAACAATACCTGCACCATAATATTCAGATAGTGTGCCAAATCCATCTGCAATAAATCCATCAGCCTTATCTAAATCCTCTTTCTTAAACAAAGAAAGTGATTTTCTACGTTCGATTAAATCATTAAATACTTTCTTATCAAATTGAAGATCGGAACGTTCTCTCATTTCCTTTTTAAGTTCCCCAATAGATTTCATATATCTACGGAATTTTGGAGATTTCTTAAATGAAGATGCTATAGGATTAAATATTATATCATGTGGAGAAATTCTTACTGCTCTAGGACCAATATAAGTAGGCACTTCCTCTTTAGTTAAAGGATCTATATGTGTCTCTTCAATCCAGATAACCTCAGCAAAAGCATTTCCATAATCTATATAATCATATAAGAGTTGGGAAACTGTTTCTCTAAGTCCTGAGAGATGTGATTTATTTTTAGCATAGGACTCTAAGATGCGTCTTTTTTCAATTGCTACACTATCCTCATCATCCCCTTCAAAGATAAGCCAATCATCATTAGGGAATAATGCATCCATGTAGTTTGCATGTAAATTATCCCGGATCTGGGTAATCTTGGGAATAGTGGTTCTATTTCTCCAAGGCAGTGTATTATTTGATGTAGATGAAGTGTCAGTGGCAAAAATATAATTACGAAGTTCTTTCCATTCTTCTTCTTTTATATCCCTTTGTAATTTCCAATTCATGTACAACACTACCAAAGATAAAGCCAATTGGTCATTATTCTTATTTAGAACATCTGCTATCTTAGTGAGTGTAGCTACTGATCCAACCATTATAATATTCCGCCAAATCTACTGTGATATAAAATATTACTGTTTACTTGCATTTGCTGTCTTTGTATGGGAGGCTTTGCTATTGCTATTGCATTTGCCAAAGCATCCTTAATATCATCATGTGGTGGTCGTCTTAATATAAGTTCTTCTTCTAACAACTGACAATTTCCACCCTTATAATGCCAGATTTGTAAATTCTCATACTTAGGTTCCAGCATTGCTGCTATACGTTCTTCTTTATCCCCTTCATGTCTTGAAGGTCTATATTCATCTATAGAAATAAAGAGTCCTTGTGGCTTTATATAACTTTCTTTTAATTCTGACACAATTGCTTGTTGTGCTACTGTCA